CATTATCATTAATTCCAAATTTACATGTAATACATTTAGGCCTATTACATACAGCATTAATAGGTGATTCACTACATCTATAATTATAATTTTTAGTTTTTAAACTTTCTAATGTATTAGTAAATTCTCTAGGTTTAAGTGGTGGTATTAAATACTTTTCATTATAATCTTCTAATTCTTCTTCCCAATTCTCTGGATCTTTTTTTCTTAAATAAACTCCTAAATTAAATAATCCATTATTTCTACCACCTTCACTAATACCACCTAAAGCTATTAAATGTTGTAAACAAGGAGGACCACCTGGAAGTTTATCTTCAGAACTATCTAATTTTTTTATAAAACTTAAATCAATTTCATCTAAACTATTCACTGAAAACTTATGAACCCATTTAATAAAATTTTCTGGTGATAATACTTTACCGTCATATAATGCATAACGTTCAGTTTCAGCTCCTCCAAAATATGGCATATTAAGCCAATTACCAACATCTTCTTGTGTTAATATTTTATCTTGTAATGGTCTTAAATCATATTTATTAAAACCAAATGCTTTAGCAATCTCTTTTAATTTTTTAATCATATGAGATGCTGGAATAAAATCTTTAGTAAATATAAAAATATGTCCTCCACCACTTTTAGAACGACATATAATTAAATTTTTCTTAACAAATAATTTTGAAATCTTTTCTAAATCTACACCCGCATAATCATCTACATCAAGACAGGCCCACTTACATTTACTATCTTCATTTATTGGAACTACACCTAGACCTATCTTACCTTCTAAGTGTAGTTTCCATAAATCTTTTGTATAAGGTTCTCTAATAGTATTTCCAAATCCGTCAAGCTTAACTCCTTTTGTTTGAGTAATGGTAAATTTACCATAAGCACGAGTTAGACCTGGAAATACATTAAAGAAATCGTCAGACAACATAACTTAAAAAGGTGCTTCTTCGTTATCCTCTGATTCATCTGCTACATGTTGATCAACATCTACTGGTTCAGATGCTTTAACTTTGCCTTTGTCTACTGATTCAGCTAGACTTTCAGCTTGACTAAATACATCTTTACTATCAATTTGACCTATTTCCTCTACTTTATATTTAAACCAACTACCTTGATCATTTTCAGCTTGAACGGTAGAAAGATTAAATTTATATAGAAAACTAGGTGGATCAATAGTTTGACCTTTCACATTAATCTTTTTCATTTTAAGAAGTGTATTCCACTTTCTTGAAACTGAAAGATTACTAGAAGTCATATTTAATACAGCAGGTTCATATGTACCATCTTCTTTTTTAAGAAGTATAAAATGTTCTGCAGTATCAACTATTTGATTATCACCTAATAAAGATTTCCTAGTTTTAGGATCAGTCTTAGTATTAGCAGGTTTCATATCATGAACTGCTACTAATCCGCCACCTTTCTCTCTAGGAACCCACTCTACGTAGGTTTTTCTATATCCACAAGGAATAACTTCAAGACTGCTACTATATAAAGTATTAGTAACCGTATTAAAGATCATACCTTCTTCAGCTCCCTCAATATACTTTTCATCTTTTTTCTTTCTTTGAGGTGAACCAGACTGAACGATAGCTAGTCTAGGAATTGTAATATCATCATTAGTGACATTCTGTAATCCTTTACCAGCATTTTTCAGAATTAAGTCAGCATTAATGTTACCTACTAGAGATCCATTACTTGCTGGCTTTTTTACTACTTGCTTTGTCTCAGCCATTTTTTATTTCTCCTTTCCGAGTTTTACTTTTGCTATACTGGCTTCGTATACACTAAAGTATTCTTCAGGTAATGTTTCACCCAAAGAATATCTTTCTTTAGCAAAAGCTTTTAATGTACCAGGATGCACGGTTGACTTTTCTTCATATGGGATATTCTTAAAATTTTTATTAAGAAGTCCTATAAGTTTATCAGCTTCATCGTACTCTCCTTTTGCAAAACTAACTTTAACATCATGTTTAATTAGTTCCGCATGACCATTTTCTTCTAACCATTTAAGAGCACCTGCTCTTTTATCATCTGGTATAGAACAAAATAGTTCATCTTTAACTACGACTTGACTTCCATCTGCAAGATCAAATCTAGTCATATTATTACACGCTGCCATAGCATCGGGTAATTCTTTTTCTTCTATTTCTCGAATTTCAGATTTTAAGACTTTTAATCTTTCTTCCTCTTTTTCAAGAACTTTCTTTTTTTCTATTAACTTATTACCAATTGCTGTAACTATTTCTAGTCCACCTTTTGGTAATGTTTTCTTTTTCTTATGCTTTTCTACTGCGTCAAATATCCATTTATCCGACATAGTCATCATTCTCCTTTCTGTTATTATAAATATCTATCTCAACTGGATAGTAAGCTCTATGCTCTCTATCCCATTTGAGTATTTTTAGTCTACCATTATTTATATCAGATGCAACTATTGAAGCAATTGCAATAGCCACAGGGTCACCCATTGCGAGTAAAAAATCAGAATCACTAAAGTCTTTTAGTTTCTGTTTCATTAAACGTACAACAGGATCAGACGAAAAAGTTATTTGCTTATACGGTCTTAATAAAGCTATTAACTCACCGTATCGACCGGCTGCAAGAACATTTACATTTGGATTCTCTTGCACTATAAACACTTTCGCCATTTCTTCTCCTTTCTATTTTTGATTTACTTTAGAATTAAAAAGTTTATATTTTAAAAAATTAAATTAGAAAACAGAAAGTTTTATATGCAAGTACAATTTGTTGATGAAAAAGATTTTTTAGAATATAAGTTTAAAACTAAACCATATAAACATCAGTTTGATGCTTTTATGATTAGTAAAGATAAAGAGAGTTATGCTCTTTTTATGGAACAAGGAACTGGTAAATCTAAAGTTATAATAGATAATATCGCTTATCTATTTCGTAAAGGTAAAATTGATACTGTTGTAATAGCAGCACCTAAAGGTGTCTATCGTAACTGGATAGCTTCTGAATATGAAACTCATATGCCAGATGATGTTAGAGAATTTACACGACTTCAAGTATGGTCACCTAACGAAACTAAAAGTAATATAGAAGAATTAGTAGAATTTTTAAAAGAGAGTAATAAGTTAAGATTTTTTGTAATTAATATAGAAGCTCTATCTACAGAGAAAGGAAAAAATTATGTTCATAGATTATTAAATACTGGAAAAGCTTTTTTTGTAATAGATGAAAGTTCTAATATAAAAAATAGAAAAGCAAGAAGAACTAAAGCTTGCCATAAAATATATAAATTAGCAAAGTATAGAAGAATATTAACTGGAACTCCAGTGACCCAAGGTCCTTTAGACTTATGGGCTCAAATGCATTTTTTAGATCCATATATATTACAAAATAGTTTTTTCGCATATCGTAATACTTTTTGTGTAATTAGAAGAAGAAGATTATCTACTCATACGTTTGACGAAGTTGTAGGTTATCAACGATTAGAAGAACTTCAAGAATTATTAAAGCCATATAGTTTTAGAGTTACTAAAGATGAATGTTTAGATTTACCTCCTAAAGTAAAATTAATAAGACATGTAGAAATGACTCCAGAACAAAAAAGAATGTATGTGACTTTAAAAAAGAGAGCTATACTAGAGCTTGAACGTGAAAAGATAGTGTCTGCGCCTCTTATAATCACACGAATTTTAAGATTACAGCAGATATTATGTGGTTTTATTAAACATGATGATGGAACTGAAGCAGTAATAGAAGGCGAAAATCCTCGTATACAAGAACTATTAGATGTTATTGAAGAGACACAAGGTAATATAATTATATGGGCTACTTATAGAAATTCAATTAAATTGATCCGTGATTCATTAGCTAAAGTATATGGAGCTAGTAAAGTTGCAACTTTTTTTGGTGATACTGAATCTGAAGAAAGACAAGAGATAGTTAAAAACTTTCAAAGTGGAGAAATAAGATTTTTCGTAGGTCAACCTAGAACAGGTGGTTATGGTATAACATTAACTAATGCTAAGACTGTAATTTATTTTAATAATACATATGATATGGAAGTAAGACTTCAATCTGAAGATAGAGCACATAGAATAGGTCAAAAAGATAAAGTTACTTATATAGACTTCGTGTGTCCTAATACCTTAGATGAAAAGATTATTCAAGTATTAAATAATAAGAAAAAATTAGCTGACGAAATAACTGGAGATAAGTGGAAGCAATTATTTGCTTAATTCTTAATTTCTTTAATACGTTTAACTCCGTGCTTATCTACTTCTACAATAGCTTCAATTTGTTTACATTCCATTCGCAAAGTATTTGATGTACCATCACGTTCTACTTTACGTTTTTGTTCTAAACATTCCGCAAGATTAGCTTTAGGAGAATAGTTTTCTAATTTTCCATTAAGAAACATTAATAAAGCAAATATTATTTCACCCATTACTTACCTCGTAATGTATCTAATTCTTTCTCTAGTTTATCTATTTTCTTTTCTAGTTGTGCTATCAATACTTTCGTATGTACGTTTTCTTCTAATTGCTTAGAGTGCTTGTCTATAGATTTAGCTTGATACTCAATTAACATATACATTTCTTGATTCTTAGGAGTTTGTTCAGCCTTCTTTAATAAATCTTGTGCCATTAGTTTTTCATTAGTTTCAAGTCTATTAAGTCTTTCCACTATTCCAAAATAAGTCCATACCGCTACAACAATAGCAGACACAATAGCCACTATATTTTTAATAGGTAATGCTACACTTGTTTGATCACTTAATTTAAATTCACTACTCATAGTTATTCTTTAGGTTTATTTGCCATAGTTCTAGCAACTGATTCCGCTGATCGTCCTACTACATAACCTCCTAAACCTATTTGGAGTAAAGTCCAAACGTCACCTGGAAGATCAATAGTAATAGCAGCACCAAAGAAGAATTTAACTATTGGACCAAATATATAATTCCATACTAAAATAAATATAAGTACATACATAAGTAATGGTCTCCATGACGATGCAAACCAACCTGCTTTAGCTTCAGCCTCTATAATTTTAGCAGCCGCTTGTAATTCTTGTGTATTAGATTGTAATAACTGTGTTTGTAAATCAGCTTTTAATTTAGCTTGTAAGTCTTTATCTTCAACTGATTTTTCAATTGTATTAAATAATATTTTAGCTAGTGGTGCTACTGCATTTAACATTGGTAACATTATGCACAACTCCTTATTATATTTGCTAATTCTTCACAACGTTTTGGTGTTTGTTTGTGCCAATTAGAATCAATCATTTGATTTGCCGCTTCATTATAATTTTGATTATTTAAAGCTTCAAAAAACTTTTTAAATTTACTTACACCAGTTTTTCCTAATTGAAATACCATTTCTATTATCACTCCTTTTACTGTAGCTAAGACTAAACCTAAACTAGAAGTTAAT